CTACAAGTGGCGCAGCAGGTGGATCGGGTGAAGTTCGTTATAGATTTCTTAGAGTACAATAATTGTTTTTAAAACCACAAAAAATTATATTTGATTCAATACTTCAAAGATATAAGTTAAAAAATATAAAACCTAATCAATTAAATAATAATCAAGAACTTATAGATCAACTTGAGATTGATATAAAATTAAATGGCTTGTTATGCCCATTAGTTGTTAATAATGGTGTATTAATTGATGGTCATCATAGATATGAAGCTATAAAAGATTTTTGTACAGAAACACTTGTTTATGTGGTAAAGGATAATGATATGGAAAAATTATTATCTAAACTTAATAGTTATATTTGGTTTGATTATTTAGGCAAACTTGATGGATACAACTAGAATATTAGGATCACTTATTGGGGTTTCTAAATTAGAAAATTTTGAAGATTTAAATAAAGAACTAATTCCAATTATTGAAAAAGATATATGTCCACCCGAATCTAGAAATAAATATTACGAGTCACATAAGACAGGTTATTCTTTTACATCAGACAAAGCAGGTCCCTTACTAGAAGGTGGAGTAGATTCCTTTGAAGCTTTGTATGGTGATCAATTACAACTAAATAAAAAATTTAATAATTTTTTTAAACAGCTTAAAAAAGAATTAAATATTTTTTTAAATAACCTTAACTATAAAGATGTTGATTATTTTATAACTAAATCTTGGGTAGCTTATACAGAAAAAGGAGAACATATAGCAGCTCACGACCATGGAGCTAGTCATTTTAGCTTTGTTTATTATGTACTTATAAACAAGAACCACTCACCTTTAACTTTTTATGAACCTGTTCAACGATTTTATATGCCTGATGCTACGAAATGGAATGAACAAAATCATCAAAATGTAGAGATTAGCACTAATTCAGGGCAACTAATTATATTTCCTAGTTGGTTAAAACACGGTACGAAAAAGACAGAAGAAAACTCTCCCCGTATATCTATAAGTGGTGATGTTTTGATGACCTCTCAAAAAAACAAAGTAAGTGAGATTTTAATACCTAACCCTGCGACTTGGATGAAGCTCTAAAATGATGTAAAATACACTCATGCCATTAACAAACGTAAGAATTGCTCCTGGATTTAATAAAGCTGATACTCCATCGGGAGCTGAGGGACAATGGATAGATGGAGATTTTGTAAGATTTAGATACGGCCAACCAGAAAAAATAGGTGGTTTTACAGCTATAGGTCAAGAAACTATATCGGCACCGACACGTGCTCAACATACTTGGACAGACTTAGAAGGAAATAGATATGCAGCATTAGGTACCTCAAAAGCTTTATATATTTATTATGAAGATAAATTTTATGATGTAACTCCTTTAGCAACAGCTTTAACTGGAGCTACTTTTACATCTACACAAAACCAAAATATTGTTACTGTAAATAAAACTAGTCATGCTCTAGATGTTGGAGAATATATAACATTTACTTCGGTTACTTTGCCAGGTGGTGGAGCTACGAGTTTTACTGTGGCTAATTTTCAAGATTTTACTTTTGAAGTTTTGACTGCACCAAACGCAAACACTTTTACTATTCAAATGAAATCAAATGAAACAGGTACAGGTATGAGTAGTGCAGGAAGTGCCTCTGTAAATCCTTATGAAGAAATTGGACCAACAATACAAACATATGGTTATGGATGGGGAACAGGTACATGGAGCAGAGGAACTTGGGGATCTGGTACAACGAGTTCTACAGTAATACTTGATCCTGGTAGTTGGTCATTAGATAACTTTGGACAACAATTAATAGCAACAGTAAAAGATGGTAAAACATTTGTTTGGAACCCAGGTGTTTCAAATCCATTAGAACAAAGAGCAGTAATTATGTCTGGTGCTCCAACAGCATCAAGATTAACAATAACTTCAGATAGAGATAGACACGTTGTACATTTTGGAACTGAAACAACTATAGGAGATTCTACTACGCAAGATCCTATGTTTATTAGATTTAGTGATCAAGAAAACTTTAGTGTGTATCAACCTACATCTATAAATACTGCAGGTACATTTAGACTGGACACCGGAAACAAAATCGTTGCAGCAGTTTCTGGTAAAGACTACAACTTAATTTTGACAGACCAAGCAGCATATACAATGCAGTTTGTAGGTCCTCCGTTTACTTTCTCAATAAGACAAGTTGGTTCTAACTGTGGATGTATTGGTCAACACGCAACTGTATATGCGGACGGTAAAGTATTTTGGATGGGAGCAGGTGGAGGGTTTTTTGTATTTGATGGTACAGTAAAATTACTTCCATCACTTGTAGAAGACTTTGTATTCACGACTACCGGATCAAATGTAGGGATAAATTATTCATCTAATGAAATTATATATGGCTCGCACAATTCATTATTTAATGAAATAGTTTGGTTTTATCCAGCCGGAACACCATTGGGTAATCCTGCCGTACAAAATAATAGAGCTGTTGTTTATAATTATGTAGAAAATACTTGGTCTACAATGACTTTAGCTAGAAGTTCATATGCAGATGCTAGTACTTATGATGTGCCTTACGCAACAGAATATACATCTACTGCAATTCCAACAATATCTAATTTAAGTGGAGCAACAAATACTTTTGGGTCTTCGTTATATTTTGCTCATGAAGTTGGTAATAATAAAATAGCTTTAAATGGCGCAGAAACTGCTATACCTGCATTCATTCAATCAGGAGATTTTGACTTACCTACAGATGGAGATGGAGAAAATATGCTAAGAGTAAGTAGGTTTTTACCAGATTTTAAAAATCTGCAAGGTAATGCAATAGTCACAATTTTTTTAAAAAATTTTCCTATTGATGCTGGAAGTTCTTCTCAATTAGGACCTTTTACTATAAACTCTAGTACAGAAAAAATAGATACAAGAGCTAGAGGAAGATTGGCAAATTTAAAAATACAAAATACAGCAGTAAATGAAACTTGGAGATTTGGTACATTTAGAGCAGACGTTAACCCTGATGGTAGAAGATAATGAATGATGATTTAATTTTTCAAGAATACAGTACTAACAGAGCTTTACAAGCAACTTATCCAACTTATGAAAGCTATAGAGATTTTGTTATAGGTCAACAACCTCAACAACAAGATTCAAATTCTGTTGGAATAGCTCCTCTTAATAATTCAATGGGATCAATTAAATCATTAGGAAGAAATTTAATTATGAATAAACTATCCGGAGCAAATCCTTTAACTATGGTAGGAGGAATGATGTTAAGTGGATTAAGTGGTATAAATGACAAAATTAGACAAACAGATTTTGCTAGGTCTAAAACTTTAGCAGACTATTTAGATGCTAAAAAATATGGTGGTATTGATGCAAGAAATTTAGCGGCAGCAGAAAATATGTTAGCTTCAAATGTATTACAACAAGAAATGGCTAAGAGAACATCATCAAATGTAAGTAATCAAGATGCTGGTAGAGGTCAAATGCCAGCAAGTAATTCTGCGCCAGCATCTTCAAAATCATATTCAGCTCCACAACAAACTTCAGGGTCAGGAGGGCTTCACGATTACTAATGGCTAAAATAAATGTATATGTACCAGAACCACCACAAGAATATAGTGTAGAAGGCTTTAGACAAATAAACCAAGGTCTTGCAACTATTGAAAATCAATTAAATACTTCATATCAACAAGACTTGAAAAACGAACAAGATTCGTTTAATTACTTTATGCAATGACAATAAG